AAGACAATGTGCCCGATGGTGAAATCGTCACAAGCAAGCGCGTAAGAAACGACTCCATTCTGAGCCTCCTGAACACCAAATCCAATATCGGAGAGAACTCCTTCATTTTCCGATACAGACTGTCAGCCCAACTCCTCATGGGAACGCGCGGCGCATTCGTTGAGAAGATCCGAGGGCGGGACGGTCGCATCATCGGTCTCAACCTTCTCCCACCTCAGGCCACGGCCCCCATTCCTCACCCCAAACGATTCGTCTCCGGGTATGAGGTCGCCATGCCGGATGGCAGGAAGATCATCATGCCTCCCGAAAGTGTCGTGTGGATCCGTCGACCACACCCACTTGATCCGTACCTCTCCATGACTCCAATGGAGTCAGCGGGCGTTGCCATCGAGATTGAGAACCTTGCCAAGTTGTATAACCGGAACTATCTCCTCAATGACGGTCGTCCCGGAGGACTGCTCGTGGTCAAGGGAGAGATCGACGACGACGATAGGAACGAACTTAGAAACAGGTTCCGAGGGAATCTGGGCAAAGCCGGTGCCACAACCGTCATTGCTGCTGATGACGGTGTCGATTATGTCGACACCTCTGCAAGCCCCCGTGATGCCGCCTACATTCAGATGCGTCAAATCACAAAAGAAGAGATTTTGGCTTCGTTCGGTGTGCCTGAGTCGGTGATCGGTAATGCCTCTGGGCGAACCTTCGCCAACGCCTCCGAAGAGATTCGGGTGTTCTGGAGCGAAACCATGGCACCTCACCTCCAACACATCGCTCGCGCCCTGGATGAGTTGGACGATAAGCATTATGTTGATTTTGACCTAGACGAAGTTCCGACCCTGACGATGTATCGGCAGGAACGGTCACGCTATGTGCTCCAGGAATTCCAAACTGGCCTAATCAGTGCTAACGAATATCGAGAGGCAACCGGGCGTAAGATTGTTCATTCCGAACTCGGAGACTCTCTGTTACAAAACCCGAACCTTACCCCCATAGCGAATACCCACAAGGAAACAGAACCGGAACCTAACGTAATGATGGGTCCGGGCGGAGGGGGAATGCCGGGGATGCCAGGAGCGCCCCCTGGAGCGCCTCCGGGGGCTCCCGGGGAGGGAATGCCACCTCCGGAGGGTCCGCTCGATCCGAACACCATGCAGGGCGCTATGGCGGCCCAAGCGGCAGGAGCGCCACAGCAACTGTCTGACGAATCCGGAAGCATGGAATTCAAGGACGCACACTCAATCTCTACAGATTCCGACTTGGATAGATGGTCAGGGATTTTGGACCGAAGCATTGAGCGTCTCTTCGAACGTCAACAAAGAGTGGTCCTGGAGAAAGCCGGTGGCGCCAAGGCCAGAAAAGCACTTTCCAAGGGAACTCTTGTGGTCGACTTGCTCATGCCTCAAGACATTTGGGACAAACAAATGGATGAGGATATTCGTCCAGTCCTAAATGCAATTGTTCAAGATGCGACAGGATCCTATTTGGGAAAGTCAGCAGAACATTCTCCACCTCTAGCCGAAGATGTTGTCACTCATGTCAACTCTCAAATGGACAGAATCAAATCGATCAATCTGGATAGCAGGGAAGCGATATCCAAAGAAATCACCTACGCCTTACGCATAGAAGAAGATGACCACCGGTTGATAGCGTTCAAGTCTGCCCTTGTGGGTCACTTTACTCACCTGTTGGCAAAAGTGCGTCCAAAAGTTGCTACCAGCGAGTCGCGTAGGGCTTGGAATCTAGCGGGTTAGCGGCCCTTTACAGAAACTAAAAGATTTTTCACATCATTTTACAGTTGCCTGCCACCGGCGTGCTCTATCATGACTACAGAGCGACAGGGAGTTATCTATGCCTGTAGGTATGGAAACAGACATCCAAATCAAAGCGACTAACGGCCAGGTTAGTATTAACAAGGCTCAGGGTATCGTTGAATGCTTCGTGGCCGGCATCGGCAACAAGGATTCTGTCGGCGACATCATTCAGCCGGGAGCCTTCGCTGGCAGCCTTCAACGGCGAAAGCCACGCGTCGTTTGGGGTCACAACTGGAACGACCCCATCGGGAAAGTCCTGGACATCCACGAAGTGGGACCCAGCGACCCACGCCTCCCAGAAAAAATGAAAGCGGGAGGTGTCGGGGGCCTGTATGCACGAGTTCAGTTCAACCTCGAATCCGAGAAGGGTCGGGAAGCCTTCGCCAACGTCGCCTTCTTCGGAGGCGAACAGGAATGGTCGATCGGTTACAAAACGATTAACGCCACATTCGACCCGGTTCGACAAGCAAACATTTTGCATGAAGTGGAACTGTATGAATGTTCCCCGGTGCTACACGGCGCGAATCAACTGACGGGAACCATCTCCGTTAAGGGTGCCAACGCTGCCGTTTTGGAACGTCCAGATACGGAAGCCCACGATCTTGACTTCTCCTTCGATGATCTTTATGAGAAGGACGGGATGCTCGCGATGATGCCCGTCGAGACTCCACGGACTGAGAACCTGTCCGATCAACACGATGCCAAATTGGAACTGGAGTTGCAATCCCGTTCGCCACAGCCGATCAAACTGATCAGCACAACCGACGGTGTGGCCATTTTCCAGGTCCAACGTTCCGACAACGGGACGGCCCTGTACCGGGTCCACTTTCATTACCACTCGGATTGTGGGTTCATGTTGGGTCAGCCCGAACGAGTTGCTCCACAAATGGTGTACGCCCCATTCAAACCACCCGGAGTTCAAGCGAAGCCACAAGTGAATCCGGCCAATCGCTACGAACACGCCCCTCAAGAAACGGTCATGCCCAGGATCATGCGCATTGTTCAGAAATTGGACAGCGACGACAGCGGAAAAGGCGAAGATCAACTGGTCATCTCATGCAAACTTGAAGACGCTTTCGCTACCAAGTCACTGCTCGATCCGATCATCGACTACCACGGCGCAATCGCCGAGGTAACTGAAGAGGGAATCATCATCAAGTCGGGGGCGACGCCCGACTTCATCGAAGCCGTTGAGACGGCTACAAAGGCCTTAGGCCGGAGGCTCGGTCGTGGCCTTCCCCGAGGCGGTGGTGGAGGGTTGGGAAAAGTTCGTAGGGCCGGAGCGGCCCTTCGAGGCTTCGATCCAGACTCCAGAGACGCCGACATGGACATGCTTGTCCAAGAAGGCACACCATGGGAACGACCAGCCCTACCACGCAAACCCGGGCCATCTCGTGGCTTTAGTTCCGGTAGGCATCGGTTTTTACAGGGACGCAATTGGGATGAGGAGGGGGAAGAAGAAACCCCTGACACTCCAACCCCGGACGCCCCAGCAGAGGGCGTCGCCATGGATGAGCGCCCCCCGTCCAAAGCACGCATGGGGGAAATGTCACGCGATGAATACGAAGCGTTCCGTGCCGATCAGGGCCGAAAGATCATTGAGGCTTACGGAATTCAGGACGTAAGCGACCCCCTCTACCCCCATCCCGCCCTGACCGAGTTCGACACCTTCGACAGGACCGAACTAGTCCCCATGTCTTTCTTCGAAGACATGCCGGGCAACATCGGCGGCTCAGTCTCCAATGGTTGGGATGAAGATGCCGCTGCTCGTGCCGGAGAAATGCGTACTTGGGAATTAGAAAACGACTATGAAATAGAGGCTTTGGACAAGTTGACGGAGGACATCCGCACCAACGGCATCAAGAATCCGTTGATAGTCCAATACGACCCCGAAACCGGCGACCTGGCTCTTGACGAAGGCAACCACAGGCTGGCTGCCGCACAACGACTGGGCATGCAGGTTGTGCCGGTGAGGATGATCAGGCAAACCTCATCCAAGCGGAGAGGCATTCGCGGTCCCAGAAAAAACATTCCCGCCCAAACAAACAGCAGGGGCGATTTGGTCGCTAATAGCGGGGAACTTCTCGACGGCGGTTTTAAACCTTCCGATATCGGCATCGCTGTGGAGAAGGTGACTCCTGAAATGAGGAGGCTGCAGATGCTGGTGGTTGCTCGCGGCGGAAGCAACCAACAGAGGGAAAGGAGCAAGCGACGTTTTCTCGAGTGGGCGGCTCCCGACGGGGGTTTGGAATCCACCAGAAACAGGTCTGATCTCCGGGCCGCCGAAGTAGCCCCAGGCAGAGAGGGGGGTCAGCGGATGCAACGAGGGGCCTCCCGTACCCCCAAACCCGCTCGTGACGAGAGGGTTGTTTGGAACAGGGAAACAGAGACTGGTCTTGCCAGCCGTCGGGCCGCCGATCTGCGCGGTCAGGGCTTCAACGAAAGAGAGGTCACCGCACTCTCGAACCCTCCCCCGATGAAGCCAGCAGGATTGGCTTCCATGAGGAATTTCCATGGCCAAGACGCACACAGGAATCTGCGAGACCTCATAGGCGCCCGTGAGGCAATGCTTGACTTCTTGGTAAAGAATCCGCATTTCGATGCGACCCTAGGCCTCGACTATGACCTCGATACTCGCAAATATCCCTCCCTGGAAGAATTCCCCGGTGGCGAAGCATCATGGAATTCGCTCATGGATGACTGGGACACACTCAGGACCGAATACGACAATGTCCTTGGCGGGTTCAGAGAGGAGAATCACGACCTCGGAGAAGCGATTGAAAAGCGCAACGAGGTAGTCGGAGAACTGCGAGACCTTGACGAACAACTTAGAGATCACATTGACACCATCACTGACAAGTTGGCACCCAGCCAGTTGCCGAACGGCGCATACGTCACAGATGACACAATCAAAGAGTTCTTAAAAAACGACGACTATGACGGCCTCCGGGCGTTGTTCACTCCTGAATATGTTGTGGGAGAGCACGGATCCCCCAGGGACAGGGCGGGCTACTTCGAGAATCTAGAAACTGACGACTCCGATGGTAAGCCCCACTGGGAGTCGTCTCTCGAATACGAGTGGAATGCAGCGCGGGACCTCAGAAAAGATATGGAGGAAAAGGAACAAGAGCAATACGGCGCCGAAGAAAGTGTCAGCCAGCATTCACGGAATGGGGCAAACGAAGTTCTGGAGGCTGCTGAGAAGGTCGACAACTACGACCGCAACATGCGGATCGAAACGCGGCCTGACGAATCAATGGTTGCGCTAGCCGCGGACCTGGAACCATCAAGACGGCTGGACGCAACAACCGGAAGCCTGGAGAGGTTCGAGCCGACCGGTCAGGGCTTCCGATCGCAACGGGGTCGTGGCATGGGGGAAGACCACGACATACCCACGTTCAACAGCACCGCCATCAGCCATGCGCACTACAGGGCAGGCGATGAGGAACTCGTACTCACCTTCAAAGGGGGACGCACCTACGTCTACGGAGGCATCACATCTGACCTAGCCGCCCTCCTGTTGCCAGAACACACTTCCAGCCTGGGCGAGACTTTCAACGAACACATCAAGGGCAGAGAGACGTATCTCATAAAACCCGATGGCACAGTTGTTGACAGCATGGGTCTCCCCACCGAAACACCAACTCTGGGTGAGAAACTGAAAAGACACGCCGGCAGGGTGAGGGACCACAGGGGACTGGATAAAGCGGAAGCCGGCACCTTCAACAAAGCCCAAAAGATCCTCGACGGGAAAGAGGCCCCTCCGGCCAATCCCGGTGATCGGGCGCGACTGGTCGATGAACTTCACAACCTGTCCAACAATCTGCGCGGCGACGGGGAACCGCATGTTGCAGAACTTTTAAATAATGCTGCCGTAGCGATTAGATCCGATCCCCGAAACCGGGTCAACGCCCACCATGGTGGTCGAATGGAAGTGTCTCTTTCTGAAGAAGAAGTCGGTGAAATCAGTGATGGGCTGAAGTCCACGCGAGCCAGATACGATGGACATCCCAACATCGAACGCGGTCTAACTGCATACGATGAAAAACTTAGGGATGCCAAGGGCGGCAAAGTCAGTCTGGATTCTGCTGAATACAATCAGATTCTTGAATCGTATGCCCGTCTTGATGCGGTAGACCCGGATGGCTATTTCAAACCTGGCCGAGATGTTCTCGAAATGGCGGCCTTCTCCAAGAAGGGCAAATGGGTTTCTCCTAACGTCGTCAAGGACACACAGTTCCCTGACCGGCCGCATGGCTTTGCTTCGCGGCGTCCCAACAACGGTGCACCTGCAGATATCACACCACGGCTTCAGGGCGATTTGGTTCATTGGGCACGGCAGCAGGGTGGCTTCCATGTAGTTCAAGACTTGGTTCGACGTTATGACCGTGGCGGAGAACAGTTGTCACCACGAGATTGGATTCGGCTCCACGACTACTTCGCGAACCACAGCCCAGCCGGCAGGGGAATGGCACAGTACGGGGAACGTCGGGGTTACCGATCATCCAGGGAAAAGCCCGAGATGTCTCGTGGGGGCCTGAAGAGGCGCGATGAAGCGGTAAGCCAGGGTCCCGGGCAGGGGCGATTCGTGGGACAGAAATGGGAGGAAGTCAAGCCGGAGAACTGGGATGAACTGAGTCTTGACGAGCAGGCAGACGAGTTGATGATCAATTTCAATCCTCGCTCCGACCAGCCGCAACTCTTTGACTGGCCGCCCCCCGAAGAGCGCCTGAGGACCGCTGACTACAATCGGATTCTCGGCGAAGTGTTTGAACAAATCCAAACCCGGGATGAGCGTGCGACTCCGAGTCTGGCTGTTGCCAGACGACGCAGAGAACGCCGGCAGCGGATAGCCGATGCTGCTAAAACCTCACCCAAGCAGCAGCGTCGTGAAAGACGACCTCAATCTCCTGACGCACATTCAACGCCAACATCTACGGCAATTCAGCGAGGACTCAGCGTCCTCGACCCGGGTCCTGGTGGCAAGCAACGCCGACTGTTGGATCCCGAAAGTGGGCGGAGCCTTACGGATCAGGTCGGTAAGCCGCTCTCTTCCGGAGGCGAACAGGCGGCCCGGGATCGTCGTCTCAGAATAATGGACTCCCTTGATGTCAACATCGGCACCAAGCGCAATGCGCTCGCGAATGCGTCAATGGATTCCAGGGCAGATGAATCTCATGTCGAATTTTGGGATTCCCTACAGGACACTCTCGACGGAGATGAAGACCTGACGTTTGACATGGTCGAACGGCTGGGTGTACAGATTGACGACTATCTCGAAAATCAGAACGGTCGCACTTTGACCGAAGATGAAGATCGAAGTATGACTTTCGCCAGTCGCCTACGAGAGCATGTTAAAACGATCCGCGAAGAGTATGAGGACGACAAGTTCATCAAGCGTGGCGATCCTTTCGTTGAGGATGTGGACGACACGGCTAGGCGATGGGTTGGTACGGAGGCGGCGCCCGAGGGGGATGACGCTCCAGACGATCCCCAGGGGACCGCTCAGGTGTCAAGGGAAACTGAACCGGTAGGGAGGCCCGAGCGTCATCCCGCCGAGCGACGAAGCATGGAAGCGTCGCGGCTCACAGGTGACGCCGTTCGGGAAGAGCGCGATCGTAAGCGGACGGCCCGCGACAGGGAGCGTGTCCTAGAGGCATTGCGCAAGCGACCTGGACAGAGTGAGGATCCTGACGCCGACCTAGATGATATCGAATTGGAAGGGGTCGTGGATCTGGGGGGCGCCTTCCGCTCCCGACGGGGAGATCGGGAAACCCGACAGGTCGCAAGGGAGGGCAGGCGAGAAGCCCGAGACATGGAAAAGAACAAAAAGTGGAGGGCGAAGCGAGAGGAAAAGCGCCGTCAGCAGAAAGCAAAGGACGATCAGAAATTTGAGGAGCGTGTCGCTGCCCGTCAGGCTCTATCTCAAGAAGAACAACTTCGACTAAGGGCAGATGAAGACGACGTAATGGGGCAGATGAACCCGGTTCGAACGCCATGGGGCTTCTCTTCTCGACGCGATCGCGAGGGCATCGATCCAATTCCCGACCACCCGGATCGTCGGCGCGCTCAGGACGTAGCGAGAACGGGGGGAACGGAGGAGGAATTCCAGGACCAGGATTGGGCCGATGATCCAGATAGCGCGACAACGCCCAGTTGGGACGAAATACGAAGGCAGGCAATGGAACCAGCACGGCGCCTGGCTGGCGACGAATACGAAATAGATCAAGACCCCCGGACGGGAAATTGGATAGCACGGGATATAAGCAGCGGGGAAACCTTCGAGGGGCCGAACTTCGAGACCATCGAAGCGGTCATCGAACATAGGCGGGAACGGGAATCGGGGAGTCTCGCTTCTCGACGCGGTGATGAAGATGAACTCAGGAGTACCAACGCCTCCCGAACCGGCACTGGCGAGGTGTGGCCCGACATGGAGCGAGAAGGCAGTTATGACCTAATGGGTGGCGGCAGTTACGCCGGCTCTGAAGACTTCGTTGGAACATTGTCTGATGCCATTGATCAATGGATGGAAAATCGGAGGGGCGGTCCAAGCGGCGCACGGACCCCGATGTGGGGCGACGGCCTGGAACCCGATGACCCCGTGATCTGGACTTACGCTTCAGACGATGTCGACGGTGATGGCATCCCCCTGTTGACAAGATCCGATGTGGAAGCGGCCTTCGAAGCGAGAGGCATCCCGTCCGGTGGTGATCTTGACGCGACAAGAAACCGTAATCGCATTGCGAGGGGACCGGAAGACACGAGGTCGGCGCAGGCAATAATGGACGACGAATACACCCAAGGCCCAACGGGAGAGCCCGGCGGCTCGGCGGCCAGAATGAGACCTATTGATTTGGATGCTCTGGATGATGAGGTGCAGGGCGCCCGAGCACATTACCGCGCCATGGTTGAAGAGCCCGAGCGAGACGTTGTCTCTGTCGAAGAACAACTAGGGGTCGGAGGAGAAATCGAATCACTGCATCGAACAAGACCTCATGAATTGAGCGACATGAGTACCGATGAACTGAACAAAATTGGAGCCTTCTGGCTAGAGCAGCCCAGCGCAGGCAGCCGAGAAAACAGCCCACCGGGACGAAGTATTAAACAAGAACTCGCAGTAAGAGACGAAGTTGAAAAATTGCGTGCGGACCTTGAAGGCTCTGATCGCCAAAGAATGAATTTGACTTTTCAAAACTTTTTTGGCGACCGCCCACAGCAGTACGACACGGAGGCTCTTTCCCTGATCGATTTCTCTCATTACGACAACGAACAGGAGTTCGATGACGCAGTAGTCGTGTTTCGTGCGCTCTCACGACTGGCAGAAGACGGGGTGTTAGATGGGGTCCCTGGCCTTTCGGAGGATGGTGAGGACGTACCTGACCTTGAGACACAAGTCAAAGAGTTCGGCGACAACCTGTATGGGGGAATCGGCCCTGCACCCGGACTGGAGCCCGGGAGCCGGGCGGCGGTAATGGCCAAGATGGGCAGAGGTCGCTACCTTAAAGAGAACCATCTCCACCAAATTCTCGATTACCTATCCCCTCAAACCGCCCGTCTTCAGGATTGGAAGATCACAGCATGGCAAATGCTGGCCTTCCGAGAGTTGGCACGGCGTGAGGCTCGCGACTTTGACTTGAATATTCCCAAGGAACAACGCTCACAATTTGATCGGTCCCTGAGGGCACGCGCGGCGCTCGACCCCGAACCACTGGGGAAAAAGGAACTCGTCGCATTGGCCATGCGCAGATTGAGGAAGGCTGAAGAGGAACGTGATGATGCCCGACTTGGACAACAATTCGGACAAGGCCTAACAGGAGTTATTTCGGATCGCCATTATCTAGACGATGTTGAGAGACGGCCACGATCCGAATCGCCGACACAGCGCTCCACACCCGGCGAAGCGCTGTCCGAGGAGGATTTGCAGAGAGCGTTGGAGGCTCCGTCAATGTCTCGTTCCGACAACGAACTTCATGCACGAGCCATGGAAACCCCGAAGGAACGCAGTGCTCGCAGGCTGACAGCCGACGAGGAAGCGGATCAACGAATAGATGAACTGATTTCTTCCGTTGAAGAAGAGGCGAGCGCCCCTCGCAACCGCTTTGAAGAAGTCCCGGGACGTGACACACCGGCCACCTTCGAACCAGAACCTGGCGCTCGGCGTGGTGACGCGTTCATGTCTCGACGCGATGGCGGGTTTGCGTCTGGCCGCGACATGTCCAAACAGCGTGCGGCTCGCAACCCGAAAGATCGTTCACTAATCAAACAATCTTCTCCGTTCTTCAAAATTGTCTACGACTCCCTTGATGTGGAAATTAGAAAAGAACGCGACGATGTCAAACGTGGCGCTCTTCAGAAGTTGAAAAAGAGTTTCGAATATTTCAATTCATCATCCATTCGATACGGGCCAAAGAATCCGCACCAAACCTCGGATGGGGAAATACAGATCGACAATGACGCCCTACCAGATATCGTTGATGCGCTATTCGACGTGTTGGGCAGGTGGAGCATGAAGTCGAAAGTCAGTGGAATAGAGAGAAAACGCGCACTGATCGACTATTTGAAGGTTATAGACGAATCGGCTGGACGAACCCATCCCGAAGTGGAATCAATGATGCCAGTACGCATCGCGGCGGTAGAGAAGTTTCTCGAAAAACTTGTTGACCTTGGAATGGACATTCTCTGATGGGCAAGCAGCCTAAGATCAGCCCGCCAGTGGGATACAATACTCAGAGAGCACCTAGAAAGGCACAGTCTAACTACTACTGCATCCTGGCCGGTACAGAGGCTAAGATGCCATGCAACGAATGCTCCAGCCCCCAAGGCTGCACCCAGGGAACTATGCGTTACAAGGAGTCCGAGAATATGGAGTACGACGAAAAGGCTGTCGTTCAAGTAGACGACAAAGGTGATCTCCTAAAGTGCGCAAAATCTTATGGCACTTCAGATTGTGGCTACAAGTCCGATACCAAAGTTTGTGGTAAATGTGGAGCGATGGCTACTGCTGTCAAGATGGTACCACTAGAAGAAGACCTCGATGAGGAAACTAATATGGCAGAAAAGGCCCACAGAACGCGGAAGCCCGAGAAGCCCCAAGCGCCAGGAATGCCTCCGGCAGAAGGCGGCGAGGGCATGTCCCCCGAAGGGGCTCCTCCACCCGCTGGACCGCCCCCTGGACCGCCTGAGGGACCGCCCCCTGGGCCGCCTGAGGGACCGCCCCCTGGGCCGCCCCCAGAAGAAGAGGCCCCTGCACCAGCAGCGCCCCCTCCTCCCCCCGCTCCGCGTCTGGAGGCTCCAGCCGAAGAGGCTCCCGAAGGAGAAATGCCTCCACCACGACGCGTCCCGCCCCCTCGTCCTGAAGAGGAAGAGGAACTAAAAAACGCAGTTGAAGACGAGAAGATCAACATCGAAGAAGAAGGCGATGAGGTCTACGACGAAGACGGCAACCCAGTCGGCAACTCCAAGAACTACGGTCCAGAGTGGACTGAAGAAGACGAGAAAACTTACGCCGGCTACCGTCAGCGTCGACTCGACAGCATGGGAGTCAAATCCGAAGAACTGGGAAACAAGGCTTACGTCTGCGCCATCGAACGCAAGGCTTACCCCGGCGGTTCTCCGGTTTGTGACGACTGTCCCGGCGGATGTATGGCCGAAAAGGGCATGCCGGGACTACTCGAGATTGAAGGCATGGTCGAAAACGAATTCGACAGCGAAATCATCGACTCCGGTTACTCGCAGGATGCCGACATGTTCGTTCTCGACTTGGCAACCAAAGACGATCGGGCTATCGAAGTCTTCGTTGACGGTAGTAACGCTGAGATCCTCGGCTACCACCGTTTGGACGATTCCGTCTTGGAGCACAAAACGGTAGAAGGTCAAGTCGTTGAGTACATCGGATACAACGATGCTGCCGGTGTTGCAACGAAGTCGATCCCCGGCGAAGTTGCTTCAGTGGAACCTGACGTGTTCGAAGGATTTGACTGTTTCGCTGTCGAGATTGACGGCGTGGACGGCAAGTCATACGACGTGTTCGTTTCTCTCGATGGAGAGATTCTCGGTCACGACATTTACGAAGCCGACGAGGCTGAAGATATCGAGGCTGAAGCCGCAGAGATCGCGCTCAAGCGTGCCTTCAGCGACGAGCAGCGCGGCGAAATGGCTGGTGCCGGCCAGGCACTCCCCGATGGTTCATATCCAATCGAATCAGAAGGCGACCTCAAGAACGCTATTCAAGCATTCGGCAGGGCCACAGACAAGACCGCCGCCAAACGTCACATCATGAAACGCGCAAAGACCCTTGGCCTTACCAAACTCATCCCAGCCAACTGGGTTGCTGGTGGTGAAAAGGCTATTCAACTAGACGTTGACGATGACGACTTCATGTCGTCGCTCATTGAGTTCCAGTTGATGAACGAGGACACCGAAGATTCCAATTAGGGATTAGAAGGTAGGCCCAGATGGCGGACTTTGTCCATTTGCGGCGCGTATATGTATCTCAACGGCTGACCCGAGGTCGGCGTGACTTCAATACCGCCGCTTTAGATTTTCAGGCACAGCAGTATTTGCTGAGCAAATCGCGTGTCTTGGACCCCGACTATGCCGTCAAGGTGTTGAATCCTGACGAAGAGCGGGAGTCGGAGAAACGTGTTCCGGGTGGTTACACGAAGCCGCCCGAGATTCGCTTTGACCCCAAGGCCACTCGGAAGCCCGGACAGATCCTCAAGTTGCATGTGACCGCTGAGGACATGCTGGATACAAGCGAGAAACCCAACTTCGGATGGGTTGATCCTCCCGCCCCCGTGGATTCGTTTGAAACAGTCCGCCGCCTTGCCAGGGAACCAAAGATCCAGATCAGGGAATATGACATCGATCCCCGTACCGGGGGAGCAGACAGAAGTGACTACCGGGACATTGAACTTAAGTCCCTCGGTGACAAGATCGGTGGTGGTGGCCGATCCCTGATTGGTCGTGCGGCCCGAAAGTTGGGAATGGTCGTTGACGACCTTGGCAAGTTCCGCTGCCCTCCGGGCACCCCCAATGCAAACCAGTTCACTGACATAACCGGCTCTACTTGTTTCCCGTCTCTGGGGCGTGTGCGGGGAACAATCGATCACCTGCTGAATCGCATGGGCATCGATTACGGCGCCAACCCTTATGTGGGAATTCCCAATGATGTGGCTCAACGCATCGGCCTCGGCTGGACTCAGGAAGAAGCCAGAGCGTTGACTCAGATGTCGATAGCCGAACAACTGAGACACGGCGTGGCGGACGCCCGACGACGCGGTGTCAGAACCGTCGAGCAGTTGAAACAGCACCAAGCAGGACTAGAAAAGAACGTCAAAAAGTTTGCCAAGAAACGAGGGATTGAACTTCCGGATGATCTGCATGCTGACCCTCGGGCATCGTATGAAGCCCTCAGGGGACTTATGCGGGAAACGATAGATAACGGAGAATGGACCAACGGTTCAGATCGGGATGGCGATCCCCTTCCCCCACCGAAGTTGACGATTACCAGTTTCGCGGGTCATACGAAGCGAGGGCTTAGACCTGAAGAAGACGGTTTCGACCCCGACACCATCACATTGGTCGACTTGTCCGACGATGAAATGGAAGACCTATTAACAGATGAACTGATTGATGCTGTACGCATATTGGAAGATCCCGGGTCGAACCCCTCGAGAGACTTGCTCAATTTGGGTGCGGTAACTCACACTTCGCGGGAGCGGAGGGAATATGAGAAGCGAGGGGAACTCTACGACGCCGTGGAGAAACTCAGAGAGAACTGGCTTGTAAACGCGAACGGAGCCATGTTCGCCCATCTCGAAATGCTGGATAGAGATCTGAGGACTGGGACGAACCGGGCTGGTGTTGTTGGTGAACTCATTTTAGGTACCGATCGTTACCTTGGGATGGGTACGGGTGGGATAACCCGCCATCCAGGCCAACCGGCACGAATCACAATCAACTCGGTTGACGCCACTTTCAAGCAGTACTACACCGTACCTCCCGGCAAGATTTCTCAAATCATTTCCACAGGCGACGGGTTGGAAGGCGAGAAGTGGGACAAACTTCATAAGTTTCTAAAAGATCAGCAGCACATGTCACCGTTCAAATTCTTGGACAAGATGAGGACAGAACATTCTCAAGATTTGGCTGAAGGAATGCTCAGGTCGCGTTTTGCTGGAGCCATGCAGGTCACATATCACGAATACACGCACGCTCAACAGCATGACATTTTCTTTGAACGTGTTGCATCCCAGTTGAGTGCAGATGGCAAATACACCATCCATAAACCTATTGGATACACCGATCCCCACGCACGGCCACCAACGACGTGGCGTGACCCCAAAGGGAACCTGCGAAGAGGAGAGGGGAACTGGACGGGTGATTCAAGAGAGATGTCTCTCTACCCGGAACAACATCATCTTGACGATCCAGAGTTCGAGGGAGCCGAGGAGGGTGTCGCGTTCTCCCACTGGACCAACAAGGACCTTGAAGACGCAGTTATCAGTGAAATGTTCGCACCTCCGGACAACGATTTCCCACCCGGAGACATGCCCCTCATGAAGGACTCGATGTTGGACCTTCTCGCAGGACAGCGCCTGAAGGGCCTCCGCGACAGACAGCAAAGGGGCGCTCAGGGTTGGATCGACCCGGCAGACACGGGCGGCCCCCTACTGAAGGAAACCCGCGAGCGTCAGAGACAACGCGAACGGCTGATGTACATCGAAGCAACAGCCGAACTCAGCGCCCAAAAACAAATGGGCATCATCGGTGGACCAGTCGTTGACGGTCATCTCTCATACCTTGATGCACCCGCCCGGCAGGTGCGCGCTCAACACGTCACCGACGGACAAGTGCTGATCAACGAGGCTGATCTGCCGGAATTTGTTAGACCCTCCGGTAAACCAAATCGCTTTCGAGTGGTTCAAGCAACCGCAGAAGGTCGTCCCATCAGACAGGTGGATCGAGCCGGTCCACGCATTGACAGCATGCACGCGCGAGGCGTCGGTTCTCGTGGGGATGGTGTGCAGGTTCGTGCTCTCATCAACGAAGAATTTGGTATCGCAAATCGTGGGTTGTTCGAAGACGCTTCCATGGACACGATCAGCGCTGATCTTCTCGACGAGCGCTTCCAAGCCCTCCACGACGCATTCGAAGGGTTGAACCAGGACAGAGAACTTACCCACAACGAGAAGATACGCATGTATCTGGCTGCTCGTGGCATGGAACAAATCCTCAACGAGAACGCACGACGCGCAAAAGCCACCGACTATTACAAGAACAAACTTGCTAATGAAGGGAAACCTGTTGCGCCTGGAAATCCCTTAGACGGACGATGGATTGACGACTGGACGAGGTCACTTCGGAGCGACACGGATCAACTGTTCGACGATTTGGGCGGAACCAGAGTCTTCCAACCTCCGAGCATCAGAGAAACCGACGAAGCCCTCAGTGCCCACACGGCTACCCGGCGGGCAATCATGATGGGTGGTCTAAGCCAACAGCAAGCAATCGCGATCGATGCCGACCTGCCAGCCAAACACCGTGACCTGACAGACCCAGAGAAACTGGCAAAACGAATCCAACTAAACACTGCTGCCGCCCGGTACGCGGACGATCACAGCATCGAAATCTCAACATCTCCAGATGAACCCAGCCCCCATGTGG